AGTCATCAAACTTCTGCTTGTTCTCCGCAGGCGTTCCTACCAGAGTATCTCCAACAATATCGGAAATCTTCTTTCCCTCAAGTTCTTCGTTTGTAATTGTTAAATCTGCTATTGCCATTTCTTATCCTTTCTACTTCGCAAAGTTTCCATAGTAATAGGTCTTGGTGATTCCCAATATTCCGAAAGGCTCAAACATACCCTCGTTACGAATAACTATCTGAAGTCTCTTGTACTTCTTCACTTTCTTCCTGATGAAGTCGTCTCTTGCGGTTATGTTCGATGAGAATGGGAACTCTGCAAAATTAAGTTCTGACCAGTCAAAGATATTAGCCCAGAATCTGTCGAGGGATTTCCACTGTACTCCGTCCTTGACTAATGTCACATCTGCTGATGTTTTTGTCTGCGGTAACAGAGTTACAAGGTTGCCTTTCTTATTCAAGGTCTTGAACTTCTGCGGTGCGCCATCATCGTCAAGTGATGTTGACCATTCACAACAGATAGGTGTTGCTACTACCTCTTCAAGTTCGTTTTTGTCAGTAAGGCTTAAGTGGTCATTCTCTGTCCATACCTCTATACCGTTATCACAGTATGCTGTTCTGTCTAATACATCGGTGTTGAACTTGCATATCCTACCGTCTTCCGTTCCAAAGAACAGTGAGTCCTTATAGGTAACGAATATCTTTGCTGGGATACCTTCCCAATAGTATGCTTCGTACTGATAGTCAGTGTTGCCTGTTACATCGCCTGCGGTCTTTCTTCCGTCCAGAACATAGCAGTGGTCGTTCACACAAAGGATGTAATACTTCTTCCAGACTACTGCACAAGATTCTTCCAAATCGTGTTCCTGAAGCATCTTCTTATCTACGAATCTTGACCTATTCTTGATGGTCTTTTCCGATGTAAGGTATGTGCTTGCGATTCCATATATTCCGCTTCTTGTAAGGAACAGAGGCTCATCTACCAGAGTCTTAATGGATTCCGTATTGAGTGAGCCTAACTTCGCAGATGTAGGAAGAACCGTGAATACCATATTCTCATCGAGGAAACTTCCACGAATCATATACAGAGTATTGTCATATATGGAGTCCGACTTGATAGCCGCTAATGAGTCGCTTACCCTTACAAGACCTTTCACCTCGTTGGTGTCATACCCAATGGTGATATAGTTGACATCTGGGAAGTATGTAGGGTCTTTGACTGCTGAATAGTAGACCTTGTTCTTGTTGACTCCACCTACTACGAAAACTCTGTCTGTAGTGGTGTGACCGTAAATCGCTATGTTTGTTGCGCTCAAAAGGTCTAACTTGTTTTCTCTGTACAGACCGTCTGCTACTGTATCGCTGTAGGTGTGGCTCATATTGACAGGCGTGAATGTTATCCTGACATTATCCTGACCTACTACTGATGGTGCTGGCGGTGCTGTGCCGAATACGATTACACAGTCCGCTACGGCTAATCCGATGGGCTTCTTGTTTGCGCTGTATACCGTTTCGGTAGAAGTGCCACTTAATGTATACTTGCCTGCGCCAGAACCTTTTTCTATTTCCGTCCAAGTACCATCGGTATTGATTTCCACTTTAAGAATCCCATCCCCAGCCTTTGCCCTCATCTTCTGGTATCTGGGGTCGGTTCTGACTTCTGATGGATACATATAAAACCTTTTGGAAGTGCCATCACCACGGAATGAGAATATCCTTGTCTGGTTGAGTATGTTTACTGGTTCAAGTGACATACCGCCAGTTCCGTCGGGGCTTTTTGAGATAGTGGCTTCTGGTATATATGACTGCTTGCTTACGGTAGAGCCTTTCAGTATCTCTTCCATAACAAAAGACGAAGCGCTGTCCTCATCCTCTGCCGTGGTGTCTGTTCTTGCTATCATTACAAAAAGCCTGTTATCGAAATAGAAGAACTCGCCTTTGTAGGTGGAAGTTGAATCGTCTGCATCGCCTCTATATATCTTGGTCAATACATTATCTGAAGCCTTATAGTGGCACTCAAGTTCGTACAGACCGTGTTCTGCTAATATGTAGATGTAGCACTCAATATCGTCACCATCGCCCTCGTACTTATCACGAGAGGTTATCTTAAGCACTTTGCCTGCTCCATCTGGCAGTGAGGCTATGGCTCTCCATCCGAGTCTCTTGACAGGGTTCGCTCCCTCATCGGAAATCATATTAGTTCCTGTAGGTGTACGCCTCTGGTCTACTTCTGTTATGTCACAGGAGAAATCTACGCCTAATAAGTTCTGGTATCTTTTGGTGTATAACTTCGGGCTTTCGGGTACAGCCATTTCTTTAAGTGCCATAGAATCACCACCCTACTCCGAAATATTTTGAGTTGCCGATAGTAGGCATAATCGTAGCCGTAACGGTTGACTGGTTAGCACCCATAATCTCATCTCTCTTCTGGACGAAGTTGTTGTAGTACATTGTAGCCTTGGTCAAATCATCATCCAGCCATACGTGGTAAGATGCGAGTAACGGTACTAACTCAAGAAGGTCTTCAGGTAAATCTATCTCGTGGCTGTCTTCCGTCTCAAGAGTGATGTGTTCAGGTCTTGATGGTCTTGAGCCTAATTCTCTTTCGTAGTATGGGAACAGTATCTTGACGGTACTGTCATAGATGTACTGTAACGCTCTGTCTACGCTGTCTATGACTATCTCGTTGTACTCTCCCATAGTGGAGTTCTCTTCGAACCCCAGACTCTTTATTCTTCTTTTAAGTTCTCCATAAGTCATTTTGTTTCTCCTAAAAAGAAAAGGGGGCATAAAGCCCCCATAATCCCTTTACAATTATAACTGGTCGATTTCTACGACTGCTACTGTGGTGGTAGATGCACCCTTTACAACAACAAGTCCTTTATTAGTTCCAGATACATTCTTGAACTCCATTGAAGGAACTGCGATTGCATAAGTCTTATTAGCAGTAATGGAAACTTCGAGGTCTGCTACGCCCTGAATATGGTCGCCCTTTACGAAAGTAACGGTATCATTAGCAGAACCAGTGATGAGGATGACACAGTTTTCATCTACTCCCTCGAAATCAATGGTCTTGCCTGTAGTGGCAAGTGCAACAGGGGTATACTCTGCTACATCGTGTCTGATTGTTTTAACTCTTGAAATGTCTGCCATAGTTGGTTCTCCTTTCTATTAAGCCTTGCAGTTCATAATAATCATCTCTTTAGGTCTTACTATCTTTGTGCCATAAAGGATGAATCCCTTAACTGCATCGGAGAAGTCGAGTTCAGGTCTGTAAGGCTCGGTGTGAATCATAGGACGAGCGAAAGCGATTGCTCTGTCGGTTCTTACCATAAAGCCATACTCGTTGCTTGCGTTCTTATAGCAGTTGTTGGAAACCTTGATGTCCATTCCATCGAACTGACCGATAAGACCGTTCTTCAGAAGTGCGGAGTTGTCGGTATCAAGGATAGCAAGAGCCTGCTTAAAGAGTGTAGCCGCCCAAGGTGCAAGAGTAACAGTAACCTTTGTGGACATCGGAACATCGTTCTCCATCAGTAACTGATGAGCAGTAAGAAGTTTCTCAAGGATGTTGTTAACGGTTAACTGATATGCTGTGCCAGCATCCTTAACTGCAAGATTGTCTGCGGCAAGGTTAGCGATTGCTCTATCCTGTACATCTGCAAGTCCTTCGGAAGTTTCCTTGGAAAGTGCTTCCATCAGACCGCCTACAGCCTGTCTCTTATCAATATCGTCTACCTTGTAGTTGAAGTACGCCATATTGTCGATGTACATAATCTGGGAAGTATCTTCAACTGTTTCAGGTGCTGTGAGAGTTGTAAATGCATCTCTCTTAACTTCTGTGATGGTGGGTCTGCCTACTCCAAGGATTCTTACGGAGTCACCCATCTTCTTAACTTCGCCCTCGTACTGTCTGTTGCAGTTAGCGGCGAAAACGTGCAGTCTTTCAAGTTCTCTGTTAATTGCTTCTGACCACACTTCGGGAATGAAATTCTTGTAAGCCATTGTGTTTCCTTTCTTAATGTAGAAAAGAGAGCCTCAAGGTCTTATTTCCATTTACCCATTGACTCCCTAATCTTGTCAAAATTTTTACTGATTTGCGAAGGAGACATCGCTTTAACCTCTTCCCTTGTGAAGTATCCAGTCTTTGTAGGTGCGCCAGTCTTTACTTTGCCGATAGGTTTCGGTGGCTGACCTTTCTTCATCTGAATTGCTTCGTAAGCCGTAACAGGGTCTATGCCCATTGTTCTGTACTTGAAGAAGTCCTCGCCAAGTTCCTCTACATCTTTGATGTTTGCATCTGAATACTTGGACTTGATTTCTTTCAGGTCTGTGGCTTTGAGGTTATTGAACTCCAACTGATTCTTCTGTTCTTCCAGTGCGGCTTTCTCTGCCCTTAACTGGTCGATTTCTCGTTTTTGTTCGATGTTGCTGATAGCCTCTTCAAGCGGAATGTCCTCATAGTGTGCGTGGGCTTGGGCTACTTTGTTATCGCCCTGAAACCACTGACCAAGAGCATCATCATACTCTTTAATCTGCGACTCAAGTTCATTCACTCTCTTCTGTGCCGCTTCCATATCTCTTCTCATCTTGGCAAATGCGGCATCACTCTTGCTCTCTTCTTCGACAGGTTCGGCGACTTCCTGTTCTTCTGCGCCTTCTTCATCGGATGGTTCGGCGATTTCCACCTCTTCTTCGCCTGTTTCAACTACTGATTCTTCGATGGGATTACCACCATCTAACCCTGCATCTTCACTATACGGGCGGTTGAAACCTATGAACGTGTTCAACATATTTTTTCTCCTTCTATGAAATTATTTATATAAACGCTTTATGCGCCCATACCTTGTTCAGCCATTAGTTGCTGTACCATACCCATCGCTTCTTCTTCGGGTATCCCCTGATTAAGCAGTTCTTGCATCACCATATCTGGGTTGAATGAGTTCTGCGCCTGCTGTAATAACATCTGTTCCTGTTGCTGTGCCTGTAAAGCCTTACGCTTATTAAGGACTTGCTGAAGTTTGCCTTTAGGAACAGATGAGTTTTCAGGTGTACACTCTACATACTCGTCAATGGTTATCTGACCTAACTGAAGAAGTGTGTCAAGTGACTGCTGTTCTGCAAGTTTAGTCCACTGGTTGTCAGGTGATACATCTATCATTACTGTAGGCTTTAATCCCTCAAGGTCTTCCTGTGAGAGACTTACTGGTATCTTCATACCGTTCTCGTCCTCATACTCAAAGGTGATTCCGTCCGAGTTGAATACCACCCAAAGGTCTACCCAAAGGAGTGATACATCTTCTACGAACTGTTTGAATCTTGATACTTGCTCATTAAGAGGTACTTGAGACTGGTCACGAACAGCAATAATAGCAGTACCAGAAGCCTGTTCTGGGTTGATGTTACCTAATGCATAGTCTGATGCGCCTGCTAAATCCTTTGTGGTCTGCAATAGGTCGTTGCCTAACTGTAAAGCATCACTGGAAATGTTCGCAGGGTTCAGATATGAAATCATCTGGTTGATGGACTGCGCCGAACCGCCCTGCACTGCTATGGGTGCGCCTACTTTGTCGAGGTCTTCAGGGTTGGTTATAGCAGTTGCATCATAAGCCATCCTTGGATATGCGCCCATCTTGACAGCCATTGACCGTCTTGCAAGGGTCTTGTTCAGTTCCAACTGATTCGGTATCAGCATTTCCACTTCGCCAATACCTCTTGCTGTATTAGGAACGGCTTCCCATACATAGTTGATGACTGGATATACCGTAAGGTTGCCTTTGATTTCACCTACACCGTTCTGGTTGACTTTAGCCTCTAATGGCTCAATAATGACAGACTCGGTAGAACGCCCTGTCTCCACTACTCCGTTTTCGTTTCGTGCCATATACAGCAGAACCGTTACCTTGTCTCGTACTTCGTCCTTGTTGTACAACAGCCTGTCAGTATTGTCGTCCGCATTTATGAGTTTTAACTCTTCCTCGCTTACGCCATTCTCCTTTGCATATCTCTTGACCTCATCCAAATCCCATCTTTCCTCGATAATGATGTAAGGCTGTTCCTGAATGTTGTCGATGTTCTCATCTGCAAAGTGGATGGAAGTATTCGGGATAATCTGCGGTGGCTGGATGGTGTTTCCATCGTGCCAATAAAAATAGGAGTCGCCCTGAATAGCGGCTGACTTTAGCATTCGCCAGCACATCTCATTCATTTTGGACTTCTCCCAACATTGTCTCCAGTAAAGATTAAGAGCCTTGTAGACTTCTGATAACTCTGGTCGCATTTCCATATCGGAATAGTACGCAGTCATAGAGTTCTGTGCTACAGACGAAATCTTGTACTGAACAATGGTCTTTATGAAGTTAAGAACAGGCAGTTCCTCTCCAAAACTGTTGAGTCCTTTCCACTGGTTGCCTATAAAGAAGTTCCAGTTTCTCTCTGTTCTGGGTAAGAGTCTCTTCTTGTCCTCATAATCCTTTGATAATTCAAATTTCTGCCAGATGTCTGTCTTTAACTTCTGGTCTTTTTCGTTCATTGCCATTATTCAACATCCTTCTGCCCATAATCTGTACCGTCATAGGCATCTATGTTACTCAAAAGTGTCTCGAATCTCTTGATTTCTTCTGCTTTTTTCTTGCGTTCCGACCTCTTAAGGTGGATTTTCTTCGGTTTTGGAACGGTTTTTACTGGTTTTTCAGGGGTTTCCTGTAAGACTACGAAGATGATTACGGATTCAAGCACTATTGCCAATAAAAAAGAGAGTGCTATCACTCCCATAACTATGTTATATAACATTAATCTTGCTCCTTTTCCCTACAGGGTCGCCATTCTGGCTCTTCTTTGAATACTTTGGAAAGTACATTTCAAATGGAGTCTTCTGAACGGCTTTCTTTATCTTTGCCGAATGGTATATCATTCTGTTCCAAGCCTGTGTAGAGCAGTCAACTTCGTCATCGTGCTTCCCATTTGGGAAAGCCGCAAACTGGTCTATGTACTCATTAAGCCATTTAGCCTTTTTAGGAAGGTGTACATTCCCAGATTCGACTGCGCCTACTACGGCATTAGCACGTGAGACTTTACCGCCCAAGGGGTTGACCGCAATTATGCCTGTCATTTGCTTACGCAGTATGTCTATTATGGCACTACCGTTGGCTTTATCCTCTATCAGAGTGGTGTTGCATTTAGGGTACATCGCCCTTAAGCGGATTATCTCACGCATTGTATCAGGAAGGTTTAGGTGTTTGTTAACCCTGTCTACCAAATACATATCGGCGTTTACTTTCCCCCAGACTTGTATCGCTACAAAGTCGTTGTCTTCTCCATCTTTGAAAGCGGCATCGACTGACATCATCATTTCTGCCACTTCGGGTAGTTCATCATAGAACTGCCACCACTCACGCTTGAACATCGCACCCTCAAGAGCAGTAGGATGCCCCTGAAACAGTGCGTTCCAAGACCTTGAACCCTCTTGCGAGGTATATGCTTTCTTAAAGTCTGCAAGCCACGCATTGTCTTTCCCTATCTCTGGGCATAACGCATCGCCTATAGGTCTGCCCAAAGGGTCATTAGCCTCTGCCTCTAAAGGTAGGTTGACACACGTGACATTCTCAATATTCTCTATTATCCAGCCAGCAAGGTCATCTTCGTGCCACCTCGTCATAATGATGATTATCTTACCGCCGACTGCCATACGAGTGAGCATTGAGTTGAGGAACTCGTCCTTTATCTTCTCTCTCGTAGTATCGGAGTCTGCTTCTTCCCTATTCTTGATAGGGTCATCTATGATGATGAGGTTTGCTCGCTGTCCTGTGATACCTGACATAACGCCTCGGCTAATCATACCGCCGATGTTATTATCAAGTTCAAAGTCAAGGTCTGTGTTAGGGCTTCCAAGTTTGATGTTGAATACATCGCCCCCAAAGTCCATTATCTTCTGACGGTTTCGTCTGCCGAATCGCCTTGCAAAGTCCTCTGAATATGAGACTTCTATGACTCGCCCTTTAGGGTTTCTGCCTAAATACCAAGATGGTAAGGTTTCTGATATGGTCATAGATTTGCCGTGCTGTGGCGGTGTAGACAGAATCAGAATGTCGTATGCGTGTCCAGTGTTCTTCTCCAAGAAGTC